GAACACGACGTTGTTAAGATTCCTAATGTTGATACCAGTACTAAAAGTCCCATAGCTGGCAACAATGATGGAATCATTTGTCGTCTCTGCGATCTCTCTTGCTTTTTCTCGATCTTCAACTTCTACTCCTCCATGGACTAGAAAGACTTGACGGTCTTTCCCTACCTTATTATTTATCATCTCAAATAAAGGCATCCCATGCCGTTCAACGTAGTTGAACAGGACGAGTGTGTTCCCATCCAACTGACAAACTAGGTTACGTATAAATCTATTTCTTCCCTCATGCTCAACAAGGTAATCCATTTCCTGTTGATATGAATCAAAGTCTTTATCATCATGCTTAAGTATTAAAACTTTAATCTCAAATTCAGAAAGGTGACCTTCCTTGATAAGCGTCTCTGTCCTAGTAATTTTATCAACAGTACCAAACACACCCTCCAACACCAAACGATTGGTCTGTGTCCCGTCTAAGGTGCCTGTGAACCCCACACGGTACTTGCAATCATAAAGTTTGTTCATTATACTAGTCAGAGATTTTGCCTTAAACAGGTGAGCTTCATCTCCTATTATAGCACCAAACTTTTCAAAGTATGATTTGGGTAATTTATATACTGACTGCCATGTGGTTATTATCACATCCTTGTCAGACCTAGGATCATTACCAGCATATACTCTGTGGCAATGATGCTCTGAGTTCCAACCATACTTCTCAAAGTCTTTATACATCTGCTCAACGAGTGATGTAGTTGGAACGACTATAAGTGTTCTTAGATTCTTTCTCTCCCAAAAACGTGCGAGAGCATAGATCATTAATGATTTACCAGACCCTGTAGGTGACAGTAGCAGTTTACGTTTGTGACGTAATGCTTCGTAGATACCTTTGTACTGATAGTCTCTAACTTTAAATGGTAGGTTGATTGACTTTACGAATTCCCCTATTCCTTGGGGCGTAATGAACTCATCCACCGTCGATGGAAGTCCATAAAATTCGTTGTCCCTATGGATGACTTCATACCCCCTTTGCTCGCAAAACGCAATAATATAAGGGAGAAGACCAACATAAATCTCGCCTGTACCTGGGGAGAATAATTTAATTTTCCCATCCCAAAACCTCTTCTTGTACGCTGACATGAACTTGGCTTGAGGCACCTCAAAAGTAAACTCGTCTGCTAGCTCGTGACCTACATGAGGTTCACATTCAATTGTTAGATAGACTTCGTTCTTCTTCTGAATAATAACATTAGATTTCATAACCTTTCAGGAACTTAGCAAACTCAATTGCATTTTTAATATAGAATGAACGGTTATTGATCGCTTGTAGAATTGCTTTCAATGCCTCGACCATTTGGTTATAGTACTTCAGCTTAAGAACGGATTTAGAATATTCTTCATCAGATTCCAGATAGATTGGAACATCTGTCTTGATGAGTTTAAGGTGAAAAGGTTTCTCCGCTTTACCAGTATAGTACTCCCACCTCTCTCGGTAGGTACGTTTACAATCCAACTCACCTTGATCCCGAAGGGTGGTGAATGTGTTGTAAAGTCTTAAATATTTAGCATGTAATCTGGGGATCTCTAAACTGTCATGATCTAATTTTTCATCATTTAGTTGTGAGTCTTTCTCCCACATGTCATTCAAAGTGTCTAGGTTCATACTTTAATCCCTTTCTTATCTGTTATCTCATATAGAGTATACTTGAAGTTAACCTGTGCTGTGAAGTAATTGATGTCAGTTGCTGATGCATCAAACTCCAGAGTGGTTAAGCTTGTTGGAAATATATTGAAGAAGTTAATTGCAGATATTGTATTGTAGTTACTATTCAGAATCAATAAACGAGCATCACTCATTTGCTTATCAAAATTATCTCTTCTACCTGGCTCATCTACAGCATTGATATAATCAAAAAATTCTTGCTGGTGCTTAGGGTTAGTAAGACCCTTTAACCATTTATATATTTCATAATAATTATCAAGATCTTCATTGACTAAGAAACTTAGATTCAGATCTCCAAATGTCATCTTATCACCAGGAACTGTATAGTCTTTCACTGGTGTCTGTATATCCCTTACACCAATACTAACTTCAGGTATAGAAGCAGATTGACAAAAGTAATCTACATGAGGTGTCCTACCAATAACAAATTTAAAACCTACGGGAGATAGAAAGTTTTTATTAGCAGGAGAGAATAGGGATTGATCGTATGCCATTAGTTCACGCAGGTCTCCGTATTATTTAGAGACGTAAAAAAAGAGGGTCTTTCGACCCTCCCAAACATTTAAGTTTTCAGTGCATAGTTCTAATCA